CAGCGGGTTTTTGCCAAGGCGACATTCCAAGGATTGCGCCAACCCGCGAACCTGTGATTCGTCCTTTGCGTTGCTCGTGCCATTCGGTGGTGCGTTGTTCCATGATTTACTCCAAGTTGCCCGGCGCAGGGCCGGGCTTGTTATTGGTTAGACCAGCAGGGCGCGGGCGCCGCGATATGGGCAGTCAAAAGGAATATCGTCGAGGTTAATCGACGATGCAGCAGGCGCGGGCGCAGGCGCAGCAACAACCGCTGGTGCAGCCGTCCCAGCCTTAGCAGGCGAAACAGCCTGTACCCAGTTGCCGCTCTTCGACTTGTCGTCAAGCTCCCACACACCCATCTTCAAAACCATTGGCCGGTTGCACAGCTGCGCCAGGCTCATATCACTGGGCATGGTTTCTTGACGCTGTTCCATGCTAGTGAACAGCCCGCCGCCTGCGTTGCTGGCGATAGCGGCCAGCATGCGCTTGGCTTTATCAGCCTTGGCTGCGTCTTTTTCGTAGACCTGAACCTTCTGGTAAATCACCCGGTTCGCGTACTCGGCTGGCTTGCTCACGCGCCACTTAACTTTGATGTACTGGTTATCCTGGTACTCATCGTTTTTTGCTTCTTCGGCAATGGCCAAAACGCTGGTTCCGTCCGGGATTGGCGGAAGATCACCACCGCCCATCTCGAATTTGCCTTCGGTCTTTTGTGCGCTGCTGCCATCGCTAGTTGCCCAGAAACTCATGCTACCACCTCACTATTATAGAATTTTACGTATTGCAGAATAGGGTTGCTGCCATGCTCCACCGGGATCTCGGCTGGCATGTTGTAGCGGTTTTTTGCGTTGATGTAGCCGACGTTACCGTCGCCGGTTGTGATCAGCTTGCGCTCACCAGTTTGCACAAGACGGCCAAGCTTGGTTGTCTGGCCTTTTCGGTTGGTCTCGCTTCCCTGAATGAATTCTTCTTTCACCAGATAAAGCACTGCGTCGCATTGGCTGGTGTAGATAGAAAGCGACTGGTTGTCCATATCCATGCTGAACACGCTGTAATCAGCAGCAGCGTCCGGGCGGTTGCGGATCTTCTTGATTCCTGTATGCGCCAAGAAAACAATGCCCATCCGCTTTACTGCACGCAGCTGCTCGCACTTGTAAACAAACTCAGCGTGCCAGCTTGCAACTTCTGCATAGCCCTTATGAAATCCGCCTGACGCATCGGCCACCGTGTTTACGTTATCGCGCAAGGCGATCTCGTGACCAAACAGCATATCCAGGCTGGTGATGCTATCCACGACAAGCGTGGTAAAGCCGTGATCAGTTCCAATCAGCTCATCCATGATGGAAAGCAAGGTTTCACGAGTGCTGCGCAGGTTGCCGACTTCATCCTTAGAAGCCTTTGGTAGCCGTGGTAAAACGCTTGGCTTGGCTTCTTCGTCCCAGCTATCGAAAACAGACGCGCCGTCTTCTGACATGACCAGCAGAGCATTAGGGAACATTGCGCCAAGAGTTGTTTTACCGGTCCCTGGCGTGCCAACGATGGTGATCATCGGCGGCTTGGTTTTAGGCTTTGCAGCCCGTGCAAGATGGCTCATTTCAGGACTCCTGATTCTTGTCTTCAAGGAACTTTTGCAACGCCTGCACTGTTGACAGCTTGGGGTCACGGGCTGCGCCAGACAGCAAATGATTGATGGTGCCGAGCGATACGCCCGACTTGTAAGAGATTTCAGCGCGGTCGTGCTTGCGCAGTTCGGCGATTAGTTCTTCAAGCATTGGTTGTTACTCCGTTTCGTTTACAGCTTCATAATAGTAGCGCGCTAGAAACTATGCAAGCGAATAATAGGAAAAAGTTCGCCCGTTTCCGCCTTTGCGACGGTCAACCTTGATGCGGCCATGCTCGACAAGGTAATCAAGACCGGCCTGAATGCTGGCGTCGCCCATCTTCTTGCCGCCTGGCACGCGGTGCTTGATAACCCCAGTGGTCATCTCGCTGTCAGCGTTCTCAAGGGCGGTCATGATCGAAAGCAGAAGGCCATTGCCTTTCTCGCCGGCGTCGGTTGACTCCAAGCTGTCGCCGGCCTTGGCTTTGTTGATTTTCATCTGAGTTACGCGCTTCACAAGCTCATGCGCCCAGCCCATATGCTCCAGCTGGATAACGCCCTCTGACGCTCCCAGGATTCCAGCAACCTTGATTGCCAGCTCTGTTGCGCCAAGCGCCTGGCTTTCCAGTCCTGTACCAGCGTCACGCTCGTGCAAGGCAATCTCGCGCCAGTATTGGCGGACGCTGCCCAGCAGGCGCTCAGCTTCGGGTGCCCACTGGATATGCAGCCACTCGCCTTGGCGCTCGATTCGCCGTCCCTTCCATGCATCTGCACTGCCAGCGCAAGCAAGCGCAAGCAAGCGCATCAAAACATGCTCAGGCATGCCGCCGTGGTGAACGTCCGCCGCGTCCTTTTCAGCCGGCACCGTTTCCAGCTCTTCGAAGATCAGCGAGCGCCCAAGAAACCCGCCGGTCAGCAGAGACTTGTTGGCGTTGATCGCCTCGTGGAATGAGTGCGGTTCGGACATGCCGAAAAACGTCAGGTATGGTTCCACTAGGCCGTACTCTGCTCGGTCACGATCTGCCAATGCCTTTGCAACGTCGCTGTCAGGGTTATGGCGCGCGAACTCATAAGGCGACTCGCCGTCGTCAAGCTCAGCCTTTTTGATAGCCAAGGCCAGCTGCTTATCCATGCGCTCAACGATCTCGCGCTTCACGTCACCCGACACGTTATGAACGCCGGTAGCAACCGAATACATAGCGATAAGCTCAGCGGTCAAGTCTTCAAGGTAGTGCGCACCACTGCGCGCTGCGCCGCTCACCTTCTTGAGCTGTTCGCCGAATTCGTCGTAGGTGTAAATGATGATCTGGTGCTGAATAGCGTTTCGCACCAGTTCCTGGCTTGATTTGAACTTGCCATGCTCAGCCGGTGACAGCCCCAGCGCTCGGTTAGCTTCGTTGATGCACGCCTTGATAGGCCCTTTACCGGAACGGCTACCAGCAATGGCGAACGTCATTAGGTTAAGGCTGGTATTACGCCCAGCAACAAGGTAGTGCAGACCCGCAGCATTGCTAACGATCTGGAGAGCAGCAGCAACCGCCAACTGCTCGCGCGGCATAGCGCACCGGCTGTTGATCCAGCGGCAGATATCGCCAACAAGGCCAGGCGGGTTAAGCAGATCGTATTTCTTGCCGGCCTTCTTGATCACTGGCGCATCTTCGATCACTCCCCAATCCGTGTTGTCAGTGAACGTGACCGGCGCTGTCCAGCCTGCTTGCCGCGCATACTCAATCAGCGTGCCGATTGTCGCTAGGCTGGCAGCCTTGCCAAAGCTGTGCCACTTCTTGTCCATCTGGCGCTCGTCGTGCGCATCGCTGCGCTGCGACCATTCGCACCAGAGCGCATAACCTTCGCCGCTGCCTGCCGTTGCGTCGTGTAGGCCCATGCCGATACGGATCCACTTTTCATAGTCGCGCCCACTGTTCGGGATGGCCGCAACAATTCCGCGCAGGTCGTCGTTGCTGTAGTCGGTTGTGGTGCCGTTATGCACGAACCTGGCGCGCTCAGGACGGTTCAAAAGCTCCATCAGCTCGATAGGGGCCTCACCGGTATCAGATGGCTTTCCCAGCTGGGCCTCATAGCGCTGCCCTGACGCGTGTTCACACCCAACCCCTACCACGTACCCTGTTGACTTGAAATCTATGCCTGGGAAGTCTCTCAGGGTGCCTGCAAGCGATTTGCCAAACCAGTCTGCCGGCACAGTGAAATACCAGTGTTCCCCATTGCCGCTGCCAGTGCGCACGATGTACTGCGCTTTTGCGCGGATAAGGTCTAGCGTCTTGGCAGATTCAAAGCCACCGTTGCGCCCGTCCACGTCCACGATGATCAGGCCGCTTGATGCCACGACAACCCCGTGATTGTCGATCAGCTGGTTTCCAAAGAAGTCCCCATCAAAGTCTTCAAGGTATGCCAGCTGGTCATCGTCATACGGCTGGCTGTGCTGCCAGTTGCTAGCGCGTGGATGCTTGCCTATGGCTTCGCATTCAGCGTCGCCACAGCCGCATCGCACGCCTTTTGCGCCGCGGATGATTTGGTGAAGCGGGAAGATTATCCAGTCTGCTTCCAGTTCGTCGGTGTAGTCGATTGCCATTTGCATTCCACTTTTTAGTTTGCGTATCTGAGTTCAAGCGCGGACTTGACACGCTGGTTTGACTCGATAGATGCGTACTCGAGCGCTATTTTATGTTTTTGAGCCTTCCACTCTGCATGCGCCAATTGCGGGCAGTCAAACTCGGACACTGATTCTTTACGCTTGGTGAGCGGGCTTGTATGAACCATT